GTCATCATCTGACTTACTAGATACTGGCTGTCCCTGTAACACTCCAGCGGAACGAGGTGCTTCTTGTGCGGCTCTAACCGCACTTACGGTATCAGTATTTGTTTGACCAACCCCACTGACGTCGCGATACAATTTCACAAGATTACCAACTCCAACGGCTTCTTTAGGCTGTGTGGTAAACTCCAGAAAACCCTTAATCTCGTCATCCGACATTTTATAGGTATTCCTTAATTCATTCACCGTATTGTTCAAATGCATTTCTGTCTGCATCTGAGCCTGTTGTTGAGCCATTTTCTTGGACACCACTTCATTAGCCATGCTCGCCATTTGATTTTTGACGTATTGGCTGGAAGCGGAATTGTCTTCCGTAAATGCATCCCAAGGGTTGAACTCGTCTTTGCTTATACCGGGAGCTGATTCCTGTGCACCTTGCGGATTTGCAATGCCATCCTGCAACGACTTCACCAAATCAGGTCTCGACTCCAGAAGATTCACCAAAGGTTCATACTTTTTCAAGCCCTGCAGTTCCGCTTGTGAGCGGTCATACATAGACTGAAACTTACGCACCTCTGCCTCGTCTACTAAAGCCGGAGCTTCTTCGGGGACGTCCGCAACCTGTTCTCCAGATTGCTCTGCAATGACTTCATCCACCAATGAACTTTCATCTCCATACGCTGTAGCTTCGACACTAGCCTCAATTTGTTCTAACGATTCCATGTTTTACTCCTTTTGATGTCTCTAGGCTTTTGGAGTCGAACCAGTCGCCTTATCAGCCTCACGGTTGATTCGGTTCGCCAATTTCTCCACCTCGAGCTTCACCTCTGTTTCAAGTTTATTACGTTGTACTCTTCTGTCCGCTTTAGAATCGGAATTAACTTCGGAAAGTCGTGATTTGAATTTCTCAACTTCCACTCGCTTCCTATCCTGTACGGATTCTCTTTGGGCTGTTTGCAAGTCGCCCTGCAAATTCTTTAATTGACCTTCAAGGGCTTGTATCTGCGACTGCATCTGCTGTCTCTCGTCTGTGCGTCTCATAATGCCCTCCTTGTCGAAAATTTCCGGGTTCTTCTTGAGAACCTCGTACCTGTCCACAATGCCCATCTGGAAAGCTTCGAGATAAACGCTAAGCTCCGCCCATTTGTTGGTCGGCATCGTAGAACCGGGTTCAATTCTTACGTCATGCTGTTCAATATTGTATTTTTCTTTCTTAATGTCCACAACCGCACCGGAAACGTCGGTATAAAAATTAACCATGGCTTCGGTTTGGTCGTTGTTGGGTTGGGCGAGACGGAACATCTTCTTGTAGCTGTAGTGCCCCTTGGACAAATTATAGATTACTTTTCCGAGCCTGTTTATGGAGAACTCTATGTCTCTCAGCTTTGATTTCGGTCTCTCGCTTCCCAAGGCTATCATTCTTTCGGTTCCCTTAACGGTCTCCGGCGCCTTGTCCGCAAAGCCGTGCATCATCTCAGGCAATCCGAATATGAAATCAATATAGAATTCGCATTGCTGTATCAACTTGTAAAATTCCCCGGCAAGCGGAGACGGTTGCGGATAATGCGGCTCGCCTTGAGACGAGTCCACCTCAATAACGGCATTGGGATTAGCCCAGTCCTGTTCCAATTGCGATATGTCGTCCACGCTTCCGAGGGGCACCAGCAGTTTTAGACCTGCCGAAGCCTGAGCGTGAGACAATGCAAGAGACCAGAGCTTGTTCAACAGCCTTTGCATGGGTCTGGCTCTGGATACGTCCGATTTGGGATAAGGAGTGCCAGTCCACACGTTGGGAAGCGGGACAATTGGGTATATGTTTGAATTTAAAACGTTCTCGTAAAGAACTATCTCGCCAATAGTGGCGCAAACCTTCACTCTTGTCTGCTGTACCTGAGCAATTTCGAGAAAGCCGGATTCAAGGACGTCGCGATTCTCTTCCGAGAACTGCACAAATTCCTCTTCCGAAAGAATCAGCTCTTCTCCATCTTGAACGTTGACCACGTGATAAAAAGGAACCTTGACCTTATAAAATCTTTCCAATATCTGATACTTCTTGACGTGCATGTTGTCCTTGTCCCGCACTTCCGCGGGAGTAAAGACGGTCATTGAATTCTTGTTTTGGGCTGAAGGATAATCTTCGCCGTTATATTCGGAATACTCGGAAATTCGATGAAGGAGTCCTTCCATAACCTCACCGGTATTCGGGTCTATCTGGTCGTTCAATTCAGGGTAGAGGTTGACGACCTGCTCACCAGTCAGGATTGTAGAGAGGATAATACCGTCGGCATCATCACACCAACGGTTTCTTGACGAAGGAGACACGTAAACCCTGAAAGGGTCTATATAAGTGAACTTGACGTCACCTCTACCAAAATCTGATTCCCTATCGACGTAGGCGTACAAATAACCGAGACCAGTCGTGGCGTAATCATGGATAGCCTGCTTCATTTGCGAATCGCCATCGGATATCTGCCATATGTATCCGACGATGGTTCTCCACACGCTAGCCACCTTTACGTCCGAATCTTCTCTTGGAGTTATCGTAAACGCAGGAGGTCTCGCCGTCAATACGGCTTTAAATTTTTCCACTGCCGAAGAAGTTCTGTCCATCGGCACGTCGGCTTGATTGCGGGACTGCAGTTCATTGGATTCGTCAGAAGTGAAGTGATTGCCGAGATAGAAGTCCACGTCCTTACGGGCTTCTTCCTGCCAATCGACGCGAGCGTCGCTCCAATCCCTGAAAAGCTCCTGATTCAGTTCCGCTCTAGGGTCTTTATCGATTCTTTCCATATTTACTGAGGAAACATCATTTGACCGGAAGACCTCATCATGTAATCCAGTGCTTTTTGATTTTGCACGTCTCTTAAAATCGAGTAAGATTTTTTTAGCTCGTCCGCTCTATTCGCAGGAACGTCCAAATCGTATTTAAAATATCCAGATTCATTAGGTTCATTGTAGATACCCTGAAGTTGGATCATTTCCAATACCTTACCCGCTTTCAGCGCATTCAAATTATTTTTCGCTTCATCTATACGATCAATAGCCTCCCCCGGTGAAAGGTTGTTTAGAATGCTATCTGGAATTGCACTGGAATTGGGAGCCATTCCACCTGCGCCCGGAGCGTTCAGACTATCTCCATAAGTGCCGCTCATCAAAGTACCCGGAAGATATTCTCTACCGGCTTCACCAACACTTCCGCCATCTTGATAGTGCATCTCTCGCAAGCCGGTTCTTGGTTGCATCCCCATCATGGGTTTGACTTTTCCGCCATATTGATAGCCAAAAATCTTACTTAACGCACCACGAATACCACCCTTGGGCTTGAAATAAGATTCAACGTCGCCCGGAGCAATCGTCTCCGAGGGAGATCGAACAGCATTCGCCAATGCCATCATATGCGCCAACTGATTAGCTTCAGATTGGGTTTCGCCACTTGCTTTACCTAAATAATATTGTCTTTCGCCACCGTCGGAAGGAATTCCGGCGATGGATTCAACGTCGAACATCCCAGTCTCTGGATTAGGCTGGTGCTCAATAAACCTTCCAAACAAATCCTTTTTTCCAAATGGAGTTCTGCCTGCAATGATGGCATCTTTGAAAGTTTCTACCACATCGCCATCTTGATAGCCTTTAATTGGAATCCTTCCACCATTCTTATAGCCGGGGACAACTTCTCCGCCGCCAATCATTGGTTTCATGTTTGAAAGCTCCGCCATTGCCATCAAGGCGTCTATGTTTTCGTGAGCGGCGCTGTCCGACACCGCATTCAACTGTCTTAAAAATGGTAATCCCAACATTTCAGCCGATCCCCTTTTAATTACAAATTCACCGGGCGTCAGTCTTGCCGGTACCGTATCCGTACTACCGCCAGCCATTAGTCCCTGATCTCCACGTGGACAAGATCGTCAAACGAATTGTCCTTTATTTCTCCATCGGAGTCCCAATCGCCTCCCCAGCGCACGTTGACGCCCAATTGCTTTCCGATGCCTCTTATCATTCCGCCCATATAATGAAATCTTTCCCGGTCGTTCCAATCTATCGGATAAGGAGCGAGATCGACCGCTTTGCCTTCCATGTGCTTTGAATATTTGACTTTAGTGGCTCCCTTTTTCAAAAGCTCTTCCTGCCTTTCGGCACTCCTGACTCCCTCGATTATGGCAACGTCCATGATCTTTATGAGCTGATTTAGGACGTTGACCAATTTTGAGTTCACGCCCTTCAGGCGCTCTTTAGACCTTTTTCCAAACTTAGGCATTAGCCGTATTATACGTAGAATAAGTGCAAAAGAACAATGAAAACATTGGTTTACGCATCAAATTTTTGCTCCGGTAACCCAATTGTAAGCTTTTTTTAATGGACGGTAGTCCAATCGCTCTTCCTTTTTCTCGATATCGTCCACGCTCATTCTATCGGTCTTTGGAGCTTTCGCGAAGTAGTCGGCATAGTAAAGACCGTCCAGCAAATCGTCGTTTCGCGGCTTGGGATGCTCGAAAAATTCATCGACGATTTCCGTCATGTGTCTGTAAAGGTATAATTTTTTTGAGTTTACGATCTGTCCCAGCGCAGTTTCCAACCTATCTTCCTTTTTCATCCTCGCAGGAGGCTTGACTCCCTTGAACAAACCGGGCATCAGCCTTTTCTCGTTGACGGACATTCTGGTGACCATGTCCCTCACCATCTCCTGAGCCGCCACGGTTTCGATAGTGACTCTCCTTACGGGACTGTACTTCTTGGCGTACTCGATTATCTTAGCCGGAACGTCGAAAGTTGGGATGCGTTCCCTGAAATAGTCTATGACGTACCGATTTTTGTTGGAATCTATGCCCATGACCAATATGACCTGATAGTCCGAAGTCTCCGTTGCGGTAGCCGCCAAGTCAACCCCAACGTACACGTTGATCGGAATGGCGTCTTCTCCTTCGATTATGAACGGCATATTGCCTCTTTTCTCAAACCTGCCGTTATAATACTGGATTCTGTCTATCTTGAACGCCGCATTGGT